ATTTACTGCTCCTGCCAATCCATAAGAATCAGCGTTCATTGTGCTTGAAAAACTTCCTGTATTTCCTGTCAATGCTCCACTCACCCTCGCAGTTCCGTTGACATCTAACAAAAACGTACTCTCTGTAGTAGTTCCTAAAAGCAATCTTCCTGCGGTTGTAAATCTTGCTCGTTCTGTGTCGGATGTAATTATTGCAAAATTAGCAGCACTTTGAGTACCGACATAACCCAAACCACTTATAACTCCTATCTCTGTATTTACTCCTGAGGTTGTATTGCTAAACCTACCACTTACTGAACCTGCCGTTGAAACGTGTAAATTTGTTTGTGGAGATGTAGTACCTACACCTAATCTACTATTAGCAGCATCCCAAAACAGATTATTACTCCCCGTCTGACTACTTGTTCCATTCCAATATGCAACTTGTCCTGTTGCACCATTACCCGTCACACCTGCATCGCTATCATTGACCCAATTAGTGCCATTGTACTTTAGCACTTGACCATTGGATGGACTTGTTAATACAATAGGCATTGTAAGCAATGATCCATCACCTCTTAAAAGTTGTGATGACGTACCACTTGCAATATACTTTTGGAAGCGAGTGTTCGTAGTTCCATTACCTATATACAAATCAAAGGTATCTGTTGTAAATAATGGCTCACCTGCTACCGCAGTTGGAATACCACTTGCTAAACCCCTTTTAAATCTTAATGTATTTGCCATATATCTTGTATTATCTTATTATAAATTACCATGTTCCATAATCACCAACATCCCAACTCCTATTCGCACTCAAGTCATAACTCACATCATTTATCGTAAGTGTGCGTGTGGTTGGGACTGGTGTGTAACCCAATGCACTTGCGATTGTCTTGTTCTTCCAAAGTGAGGTAGATGATTCGTAAATTAGTGCCTCATTGTTTGCAGGACTAACTATGGCAACATCATGGAGTTCATCAAGTTCCCACCCGTTCATTACCTTAACATATATCTTGCCATGATTAGCGTGAGCATACTCAACATAACCAATGATTACAATATGACCATTACCAGTAGGCTTTACTTTTGTGATTGCACCTGGGATTGTAGGACTAAGATAAAGTACATCACCATCTACCCACGTTTCACCTTGAAGCGAACCAGTTGTGTTAATATCCTCAATCTGTCCAACGCATATAATAAATCCCTCTTGGTTGGTTGCTATTGTTTCAGTAACAAGTCCTATTGTGTCAGCACTATTCGCATCGTTGTTTGCTTGGGCATAGGCAACTGCAAGTCTTTGACCTTGCGCACCACTTACCCTTACTGCTTGATATGCTGCCTTTGTTAGTGTAGTGTTCGGCGTAACCTTGTTAACCACCCTTGCAACCAAGTCAACACCATTCTTGAGAATAACACTACCGCCTTTTAAGGTTGTTTCGCTACTTCCCAACGTATCGTTCCAACGTGTTGTACCAACAGCAGCCGTTCCCGTTGGGGTGATGTCAAGAGTCATCTGACCTGCCTTAATCTCAAACTCACCAAGGTTTACGTTAGTTGTTGCACCCGTATATGGCACAAAACCACTTAAAGATGGAAAAGTAGCAAGTTGACCATCACCACGAATGTATTGTGCTGATGTTCCTGTTGCAGTTACCGCCAAAGTTCCTGAAGCCGTTACAGGACTATTTGCAACACTAAATGCTGCCGGCATTGACAATCCAACGGAAGTGACACTACCACTACCTGGCCCACTTGTTTCAATATATGCTCTTAATGATCTATTTATTCTCACCAGGTACCAAAATTAATTGATGAAGTTTTAGTCCACAATCCCGTACTTGCAATATATTGCAACACATCACCGTCAGATGCATTTAAAGCTGAAACATCATATAATGTAGTTAAATAATTTTTTTCAGCATAATCCATTCTTATATACACAGGAGCATTTTGCTGCCCACCAATTGTAACATTAGTAACGTCATACGTTACTTTAATTATTGGGTTAGTAACGCTATATACTATTTTTATAAATGTTGCCATCTATGATGTTATTTGCGTTTCAACTTGCACAAATCCTTGCATCCAAGTATATGAATTAGTAGAAATTCCTACTTGCAATTCATAGCTATATTCACCTGCTGTATATGAATTAGTAGTAGTAGGTGTCAATGTAACCCTTCTTGTAAAATTATTAATTTGTACAAAAACATTATCCAACCACTCAAACATTACTGTTCCTGCTGAGTTCTTTGCTTGTAATTTAAATACATAAGTGCTTACATTAATTGATGTAGTTTCACACTCATCATCATAAAATGACAACGTCATTTCCCATGTGTCACCCTTCTTTATTGGCCTTAAATTATGTTCGCCTATCATAATGTAAATTTAAGATTTATTATGTTTATAATGCAATGTAAGCGGCAATAACTGATGTACCATTTAATGCCGTTCCAAGTGTTATAACAAATGAGCCAGTAACTGTGTAATTATAGTACCATTTTCCACCATATCCAACGGCAACAAGCTTGTGAGTGGCAGGGTTACGAGCAGGAATAGTACCTGCTGTTACAGTATAAGTATCCACAACCGTCAACTCAGTAAAGCTACCACTTCCTTGTATATTGTAACTATATGTAGCATTTGAGCCAATTGTTGAGTCAAGTGTTAAATCTTGTATATAACAATCAAACTTAAATACCCTATAATTATTTTGCGCGTCAATTATATCTAAATAAGCTGTATATTTTTCATCAGTTCCTGTGAAGAACTCCTCAAAAAATGCAAATGGTTGCATAAAAGCTTGAGCCATCTTTACCAATCCACTACCGCTTATGGTAAAGTTCCTCCTTGTAGGTATGTAAGAACGATACAAACCATTTGTCTTAGGTGCTAATTCAAGAAAGTCCCTACTAATATTAAGGCTTGAGTTCTTTGCACAAGCCAATGGATATACATTATCTTCAAATGTATATGCTATAACTAATCCTTCTGCTTTTACTACGTCTGCCATTATTTATATATATAACCGGATTTATAAGTAGGGTAAAGTGAATCGTTATTGTTAAATATCAAGTAACTACTTGTAACGGTAAGTGAGGTAATACTTGCGCTTAAAGTTAGCTCAATTTCATTATTTGTAGCTAAAACAACATTATCAACATCTAAATTTATATCAACAGCAAATGGACTTGTTGTGGCAGTAACATTAACTGTTTTAAGTATTCCACTTGTATTACTCAGAACAAAATTTACAACTACCGGAGTTGATGATACAGTAATGCTTCCAACAACCCTACCCTTAAAGTCAACCGTTATGGTTGGTGTTCCGGTGTACCTAAGTTTATTTCCTGTAATAACACTAAAATACTGCCCATAATTTAAGGTAATTGGAACAAGACCTGAACCTGTTTTATTTTTATATGTAACATTTGTATTAATAAGAAAGTCCCTATCATTGTCATAAACCTCAACAAGTGTAGCTTGCCAGGTAGAAGTCGCAAAGTCAATCTCTTTAAGATTTGCTATATAGTAAAGTTTGTTAGGATCATCATCAACAAACTTAATTGTATTAAGCAATCCAATTGGCTTAGAATCATATTTAAGACCAAATAAGTTAACATCAATTTTATTCCTATGAAACCTTGTCCTTTCCCAATTGGCAATCAAATTTTGCTTCTTAAAAGGTTCTGACTCTAATTGGTATCTATATCTATTCCAAGTTGGAGTAGTTCTAAATGTATTTGTTGCATCAAATATGCAACCCATAAGATTTGAGTTGTTTAAATCTTCTAAGAATATTTCTTCTGTAAAGTTTGATCTAATATCTTCAGTTTTTGTAAATCTATCAAAATCACCAGATATTGTATCAAGATAAACACCATTAACTTTGCTATTAATTGAAAACTCAATATTCTTCCAAAGATTTTCATTTGCTGTTGCACCGGCAGTATTTGTAAGCAATAATCTAACAATGCCATCTTTTACTACTGGCTGACTCTCTATTGTATATGTAACCCATCCATTATTTTCTATGCTAATAGAGGTCATATCAATTTTAAAAAAGGGTTGGCTTGCATAAGCTACGCTATCCCAAGTTGAAGGATAAGTAAACCATGTTCCATCATCATTTAATCCCCTTCTTTGTGCAGGTACTCCATCAGCTTTATATAATAATTGTGCAACTCTAAAAATTCTATCAGTTCCAATAATTGTATTATCTTCATCCCATCTCCAATCAAAAGATAATGTTATGATATCTCCCAATGCTACTGCTACATCACAACTTTGCCACCAATTATAGCTGTACACTGTTTCAGTTGCAGCATATAAATAATTATCTATAACATCATTTTCAGCATCTAATGTTTCTTTTCTATAATGTACAGAAGTGCTTGTAAATGGACTCTCTCTGCTTCCTGCAAATGTTCCTGCTTTTAATGTCCAACTATTAACATCATAAAGATTAAATCCACTACCTGCTGTGTTTAAATCACCCCTACTTAAATTTTGATTGCAAAGCAACTCAGTTGGCAATTCATAAGTAAAAGTAACCTCGTCAATCTTTGTAGGTCTATTAATAAAACGCAGCATTTCTGGTGCAATTGGTTTTATTTCTTCATTTACACCAACCTCAATATCGTATCTATTTTCACTTATTGTTGTGCCTAAAAGTGTTATGTTGAATTGCCTTAAACTTTGTGTAGGAGTCATAAACAATTCTTCTGGTCTAAATATATACCAGTTGCTTTTGTATTGAAGCATTGTTTGATTAAAAGCAGAATTTACTTTATTAAGTACATTATATTTATTGTCATATTCACCATCTCCAATACTAAATGTCCTTGCATCAATATAACATTGTCCTATTGATGGTACAGTAAGTGTATCATCCATTGATGAGTGATACAAATTGCTTATTACCTTGTGTTCGATAAATCCAGTAATTGATCCAAATGCAGCATATTGTATAAATTGCCAAGGAGTAAACCTACCAATTAATTCATCTCCTGCATTGTCAGTTAATGGTTGGCTCTGAAGCATACCAAGACCCTCAGTTGCTCTTAGTGTGATTATATGGTTGGTGTCTTGCCATGTTTCTTGAAAATCATCTTGTAATAAGTATCCAACCCAATAATAACGAGTAGGGTCTAAAAAATCAAAAGCTATATAACAATATGTATCAGAATTGCTAAGAAAATCATCTATTGATACACCTGATTGACTTATAAAATTTACAGTAGCTTGTTGAGGTCTTAATGGCTTGTAAATATCTTCATCACTGTTAAACTCTTGAAGAACAAAAGGATTTGATGCCGGTTCCAAATTTGTAACACCACCACTATAATCTTTTATATAAAAGTCAACCTTACAAGTATCATCTTGCAAAGTCTTAAAAGTAATTCTATATTTTATTTGATATGCCATTATCCAACCCTTGATATTTGTGAATTAGTTCTATTTATCGAACCAACAAGATCAGTACCACGAAGAACTAAATTAACAGAACCACTCATTCCCATATTAGCACCTTGAACACCACTAAAATCTGCTGACTTACCTAATTTTAATCCACTAAGTGCCTTACCAATAAAACTTAATCCTCCTTCTGGTGATAATGCACCACCTAACGCAAGAGGTGCAGAGAATAGACTAACCAATCCTTGAATAACTAATGTTGTTGCAAGCTTTGCTGCTATCTGTCCTATTGATGCAAGAATAGCATTTGTAAATGACTTTATTGAAAATGTAAACTTTGTAAATAATGTAGTAAACATTTCATTTAAAGGAGCAAAAAATGTTTCTTGCATTAATATGGCAACATTTTTGGCACCTTTTTGTAAATTTTCTAACATTGGTAAAATCTTATCGTACTTTTTTGCAAACCTATCTGTTGAGTTTCCAAATTTATCATAAGCTTCACTTTGCTTCATTAAACTTGCTAATAAATCTTCATCTGATTTTTTTCTTTTTGCATCTGCTGCTTCTTTATTTTTATCAGCTTGAGCTTGTAAATCAGCAGCTTTTATTCTTCCCTTATTTTCTAAATCTAAAACCTGTAATTTAAGTATGTATGTATCTATTGCATCTTTTAAACTATCATATCCTTTTTTCTCTAATGTCAAACCATTAAATACTCCATCACCTAATTGTTGTAATTCTTTTAATGCTGTTGCTCTGCTTGTATATTTTTTATTTACATCAAGTATAACATCAGCTAATTCTTTTACATCTTCAATCTGAGTTTTAAAACTTAATGCACCAATTAATTCATCAATTTGATATTTATAATCTTTAGCTGCTTTTGAACCTTGCTCTAAAGGTTCAACAAATTTTAATGCTTCTAAAGTTGCATCACTAAAAGATTGCTTTAATTTATCTTGAGCAATAATAGCTGCATCTACAACAAGTTTTTGTTTATTAAATGCTACAATATCAGCATTTGCAATAAAACTTGGTTGTGCTATTTTAGCACCAGTTACAGGATCAAAAGCATCTTGATAAGAATCTAAAAATGCTTTTTGTTTTTTGGTTGCTTCTGCATAAGCAGGAGCAAGATCTTTTAATAAATTTCTTTGCTCTTCTAAATTTATAGCACCTTCTGTAACTTTTTGCTCGTAAGCTTTAGCAATAGCATTAGCTATAATTGCTTCTGTGTATTTTCTTGTTGCTGCTTCAAGCTTACCAACATCACCTATTGCTGTTGTTATTTGACCAAAGTATGCCTTATCAATTTTCTGCAATTCAGATAAAGCATTTTTTCTTAATTCTTCTGAATTAGATAAGTTTTTTACTGTATCAGATAGTAATTGTACTCTAAGTATTTGAGCATCTACACTTCCAGTTGCAGATGCAATAATTTGACCACTTGTTTTATATGATTCATTTAAATCTTCTTGTGATTTAGTGGCATCTTTAATTATTTTTGCTAATGGATTTATCTTACCAAATAAAGCATCAACTGCATTACCAAGTCCACCATATTTCATTGTCAATGTTGTGACAATTGCTGTTACAGCACTAAAAGCAAGAAACAAACCTGCAGGCCCCATTATTGCAGTCTTTAATTGACTCATCACAGAAGCACCAGTCTTTGCTTCTGCACTCATTTGACCAAAGCCTTGTATAATACCAGGAAGGTTATTCTGAATACCTATAAAACCAAATGGTAAATCTTGAAGGGTAAGAGATAGTGCAGTTAATGAATTTCTTGATGATTTCCCGAATGAGTTTGCAGCCTCAGCCATTTTATCGGTAGACTCCTTTACAGTATTTGAAGCTTTTCTTACGGTTTTTTCAACCTCTTTGAAGTCCTGCTTCATTGTGTAAACGAACTTCCCTATCTTCTGGGTAGCCGATTGTACATCTGCATCTATAATTATATTTAAACTCATTTACCCAACCTTTTAAATATTTCTCGCATCTCGTCATCATTCATCACATTGCCACTTTCTTCATCACCTGGCAACTGCCACAATGCTTCTGGTGTTTTTGGTGCGGTCTTAGAATCACCCATCAACCGCACCATTGTAAACATCAAAAGTCTTGTTTGCTTGTAAGTGTCAACCTTTCGGGATTCACTTCCTCTTATCATTAAAGAAAACTCTCTCGCACTAATTGCATAGAAATCATTTGGCAGTAAACATAAGTCACCAAACGCAAATGCTTCTATTTCTTCCCACGAGTAGTCTTTTTTTTTGCTTCTGGTTTCGCTTGTTGCTTTGGTTCTTCAATCTGCTTAAGAAACTCATTATTAGTCCAAATTTGTATCACATCCTTTATGTCAGATAATACACCTTCGTTGTTCAGATTTGCTTCTATAAAGTCAACAAAAGACTCAAAGCTATGCTCAATCTCTGCATCCTTAATTAGGCAATTGTTATAATAACCGCTATACAAAATATGGGCAATCCCAATCTCATTTAACTCGTTATTTGTATAAGCCTTGCCTTCTACGAACTTATCGGAAAGGTATCTAAAAGATGCCATCCCGAATTTAAGTCCAATCTTAGTTCCGTTTATAGTAATAGTAGTGTAGTTCATAATTAAGGAGTAACATCAACTGTTCCGGTAGAAGTAACAGTACCAGAGAAATTGATAAATTCAGTAGTAGATTGATTAAGGGTAAGTGAAGTAATAAATCCAAGAAACTGATGGTAGTAGGTAGCACCTGCGCTTGAGCCACTAACAACTGGGTTTTGTACTCTTACTGAAATAAGTGTTTTGCCAACCATTGCTGCAAGTAAATCTTCGTAGGATACTTGAGTAATAGTAGGTGCAACTTCACAAACTGCATCAAAGTCAATGCTCATTGTAGCATCAGCTACTGATGTCATTGGCCCACAATTTGTTTGCTCTGTTGTTGAATCAACAGTTGTATTAACTGATGATGTACGCAGACACACGAGATTTTTGTATGTTGACCCACCGGTTACATCTATTTCTACGTTCTGCAATGATCCTAAAATTTGCTGTGCCATATTATTCTATTTTTGAATTATTGAATTGTTTATTATTAATATTTTTCTATTTATAAAATTGTTTCCTTCTTGCATAGTCAAGTAACGTGATGATGTCCTCGCTTTGGCATATATCTGAAATTCATTATCGCCAATATCTTGAACACCAGTAGTAGGTATTAACAAAGTTAAGATTTGGTCAGCAATATCATCAATAATACTATTATTTCTTGTCATGTACTGCTCACTGAATATATCAATTACCACATCAGCCATAGTTACAAACAATTGGTTATTGTTGTCTGCACTTTCTGTTATATCACCAATTATTATATAGTTTTGAGGAACAGTCTGAAATGTATCATTCCCATAAACGGGAACACTCTTACCTCCGTAAGTAATATTACCACTTAGTTTTGATAAATATTGAACCCTTATATTATTGCTACAATCCTTCATCCCTTGTCAATACTTGTTTAATATTACTTTGTAAAGTTACTATTCCTGTCATAACACTTGGATAAAAATAAGGCGCAGGCCTCATCCATCCTTCTCCATTTACATAATATTCTCTTGCAAGTGCTTGCCATTCTGCCTCCTTTCCTGGGTATTCCGGAAAATATTTACCTGTTCCAAATTCAATATAAGCAGCCATTGGGTCATTACCATATCCTGCTGCTAACTCATATTGATATGGTCTATTTTTAACTGCCCTAATTGAATTTCTAATTTCAGTATTATTTGAAGAAAATATTTTTTTAGCATTAGTTGCCATCATTTCTGTACTTGCTGCCATTTCCATATCTATTTCTTTAAGACGCGAATCTCCTGCTACTTGTAAAGCAGTTATAGTTTGTCTTAAACCTTGTATATTTATGGAAAGTGCGCCTGCCATTTATATTACAACTTTTTTATATTGATGATAGTTTAATCCATCCCAATTAGGAAATTCTTTTAACTGACCTGCTTTTGCATCACCTTGGAACTTCTTACCCCTATTCTCATAAGACCAAGCAACCAAAGTAAGTATGTCAGTAGCCAAATCCTCTGGAATAGTGCTGTATCCGCATTGATACTTTATAACATATACCCCTGCCGTATATATCCATATTTTACCGCCTATCACCTCAAAATCACTATTCTTTGTCAATACTTCATAGGTGTTCATTCCCGTCTTTAGCTTAACCTCATCAACGCAAAGCAATGGCCCATAAGGTACATCAAGCATCCAAAAGCCTTGGCTTTGTGGTGTCAACTCAACATTTATCCTTACTGACTTGTTGACCAAAGAACAACCAGTAAGCTTCTCAATATGCACCCTTGCACCATTAAGCAAGTCACCAATAAGCACATCATCAGTGTCGTAATTAGTTATGCGCAACCAATTCTTAGCATCAGTAAGACTAACGGGTTCTACAACCGCGTCAGCTAATATTGTTATGCCATCTATATATGTCATCTTTAATTATATTTATTAACACTTTCTCTGAACCAGGTTTCAAAATCATCAAGCGTTTTTCTTGTATCAAACTCTCTTGATCTCGCTTTTGCTTTTCTTGAGGCCCATGAATAGGCTTTTTTGTCATCCAACTTTGTAATGGCTTCAACCCAATCTTTGACATTATTTCTATCTTTAATATAAAT